GAGATATTATTAAGAATGAGATCTCGGTGTCTTTTGGTCGTGGCGAAGATAACAAGGCAGCACACTATGCTGAACTTGCGAAGGGTCAAGGGCTTTCACCGACACAAAAGTTGAAGGTGGAGCCTATGACTCTGAAAGCGTTAGTCCGTGAGCGTATTGAGGCAGGTAAAGAAATGCCAACGGAAATCTTCGGGGTGTTCTCGGAGAATAAGACAACAATAAAAAGGAACAAATAACATGAACCAAGTAACAGAAAAAAAGAATGGTGCACTGGCTACATTTGATATGGAAGCTGATGCACAACAAGGAGCCCAGAATATTTCGCAAGCAGATCTTGCGTTACCATTCCTAAAAATTTTGGGTCAACTATCTCCAGAGGTAAACAAAAGAGATGGTAAGTACGTCGAGGGCGCAGAGCCAGGCAAAATCATAAACACTGTAACTAATCAATTGTATGATTCTTTACAGGTTATACCTTGTCACTACAAACGACAGTACATTGAATGGCAAGACAGAGGTACCAGCACTGGTGCACCTGTTGCAATTCACGAGGCAGACAGTGATATTGTAAGCCAAACGACTAGAGGCAAAGATTACAAAGATAGATTACCAAATGGTAATTACCTTGATAATACTGCTAGTCATTTTGTATTAACAGTAGGTGACACACCATCAACTGCTTTGATTTCTATGAAGTCTACTCAACTTAAAGTTAGTAGAAAATGGAACTCAATGATGATGGGTATCAAAATGCAGGGTAAAAATGGTTTGTTTACACCGCCAACTTACAGCCACATTTATAAACTATCAACCGTTCAGATGTCTAACGACAAAGGAACATGGTTTGGTTGGGATGTAGCAAAGGTAGGACCAGTTACAGATAAAGCTATCTATGACATGGCAAAAAACTTTGCAGTGAGCGTAGGTAAAGGTGAAGTACAAGCTAAACCTGAAGTTCAAGAGCAAACTAAAACATCTTTGAATTTATAATATCCTAGGTAGTGGGCGTCGAAGCGAGAGTGGAAACGCCCACTTTTAATTTATGAATGATAAGATAAATACAAAACCTATAACCTATGAAGATTGGCTTGATCTTGGTCACGTGATAATACCCACTGATCAAAAGAAGGCCAGGGTCAGTTGGAAGAAAGATGATTTTAGCCTCAAGAAAGAAGAATGGAAAAACAATCACGCAAAAGCACAGATAGCATTACGATTAGATCAACACATTGATTTAGATATAGACAACTTTGTTGTCAGAAGATTTATAACACATTATTTAAAAGACTGTGGAGCAGTTTATGGTAGAAGAAACAATCCAAACGGTCATTACCTTTGGACAGGGTCCTGCAAATTTACACAATACATATTACCAAAAAGTTTTGAAAAAAATTTTGAGAAGTTTCCACATGGTGCAACTCTTTGTGAGTTAAGAAGTGGTAAAGAAAGATATACAATAGTTCCAGAGTCACCTTACGATGACAATGGAGAAGTAGTTGAGTGGGCAGATTATACAAACATTCATGAGTACAGTGGAAATATAAAAGTTGATGTAGGTAAGATTGCTTTGTCTACTGCACTTACAATTATATATCCTTCTGCTGGGTCCAGAGATATTTACTGCACAGCAGTGGCTGGAACTTTAATTAAGAATACAGATTGGACAGCAGATGAGATAGATAAATTTGTACATAACATTGCAATTGAAGCTAATGACACTGAAGCTGAAAAAAGAAATGAAAAAGGAACGACAGGTAAAAAAGCAGAAAAACAATATGGGATTCCTAAACTTGCAGAAGTTTTAAACGTAGAACAAAAAGATGTAGTAAAATTATTTAGTTGGATCGGTATTGAAAACAAGACAGAAGAAATACAAGAACACGTTGGAGAGATAACAGAGTATGGAAGTGATAGATATTTTGTAAAGATATACACGACAGAAGAAGGCAAGAAAGTTGAAAAAGATATAACTGTAGAAGGACCACAGTTAATGAATAAAAAAATATTTTATAATGAAGTAATGAAACAAGCTGCAGTATTTTTACCATACATGAAAGAGATGGACTTTGAAAAAATGATGATAGCTAAGTTTGAGACTCGTAGAAAGTCACAAGATTATGATCCAGAATCTAGCGAGGACTTACGATTCATTGGTTGGTTTGATAGTTTCATTGCAGAACACAAAGCATTTACAGACAAAAAAGAATTACATTTATTTGGTATGCCTTTTTACAATATTAAAAATGAAAGTTTAGAATTTAAATTAGATAAGTTTGATGACTATTTACAAAAGAAAAGAGTCAGTATGGCTAGGGTAGATTTAGTTTTAAAATGCAGGAACGTTTTAAAAGCAAAGAAATACAGAGGTAAATACAAAGAGCACTCTTGCTCTACATATAAAATAGAAAACTATAACGTAGATGAAACTAATTTAATTCATGAAGGTGAGTTTGAAGAAGTGACGGAGGTAAAACAAATAGAACATGAGCAATCTTAAATTTATTGTTGGTCCTCCAGGGACAGGTAAGACGCATATATATTTAAAAAGTAAATACAAAGACTTATTAAAAACTTATTCACCAGAAAAAATGATTCTACTATCACATACCAATGTAGCTGCTGATGAAATTAGAGAAGCTGTAGAAGATCTTCCTGAAATTAAAAATATGAAACTGGAAGAAAACTTTTTTGAAAATAGAATATGTACAATTCACAAATATTGTCAAAGTAAACTAATTAAAAAATCTTTATTCAAAGACGAGGACCACATTAATTTATGTAGGATGCATAAAGAATTTAAATACCATGATGTAAAAGAAAACGTTTCAGAAGATCATGACTTTTATAAATTTGTAAAAGGTGCAATCGGCAGAGGATTAACAACTAAAGAATACTATCTTATGTTAAAACAAAAAGGTGATTTAAAAACTTACAAAGATTTAAGAATGATAAATCAAATGATTGTATGGGCTAACGATTATAAAAAGAATGAACAAGTTAGAGCTTATGAAGATATGATACAAGAGTTTAACAATCCAAATGTTAAAGTGCCTGACATAGATGTCTTAATAGTTGATGAAGCACAAGACAGTAATGTACCTCAAAGAAAAGCTTTAGAAAAAATTGCAACCAGCGCAGAAGAATTTATTATGGTAGGAGATCCAGATCAAACTATATTTGAATGGGCAGGAGCTGATGCAGATTACTTTCATACAATATCTAAAGATGCAGAACAATTAGAAGACGGACTTAGATGTGGTAAAACTATAAACGAATTGTGTAAAAAAATTATAGCACCTATCTGGCAAGAGTATGAATACAACAGAGTATGGAAACCTGCTAAAGATATAATAGGTCATCACTATCATTTACCTGATTACATTTCAGACTGCTCACACATGAGAGTATTGTTAGATAAAATAAAAAATACAAAAGAAAGTTTTTTATTTACATTTAGAGGTAACCCTTCACACAAATGGGCTAGAGCTTTTCTGTTAAGAAACGGAATTAATTTTTGTGCTGTAGGTAATTCAGCGTTTGTATCTAAAAAACAATTTGACTGTCATAAAGTTTGGCCTGACTTTGTAAAAGGTAAACCTGTATCATTACGACAAGTAAAATATTTCTGGGAGTATATGGGTATGCAAACTATCGTTAAAGGCAAAGGCAAAGAGACATTTAAAGATTGGATTGACAAAGAATATACGATTCAAGAATTAATAAATAAAAACTATTTATATGAGAAAACCCTTGAATTTACAGACTTTTTAGACACTCGAATAAAAAGTAAAATAAACGAAGAACAGGTTAAGTTCATAAGACAATTAATTAGAAATGGTGTTGATGTTGAAGAGGTAAGCAGAGTTCAATACGGAAACATACACAAAGTAAAAGGTATGACGTTTGACAATGTTATTGTTGATTTGACTGCAACAAGAAGAGAAGATTATTTTACACAACTTCGTTTAAAGTATGTGGGTTACAGTAGAGGAAGAGTTGATTGTTGGACAATCGCATCACAAAAACAATACACACTAGGAGTACGACAATGAGTAAAGTATGGGACAAGCAGCACGGCGGGAATCACTACCAAAAATATAAAATTCAACCAAGTAAGTTTGTAGTTGAGAATGAATTGCTATACCCAGAAGGGTGTGCTATAAAATATATTATAAGACATCGTGACAAAGGGAAGAAGCAAGATCTATTGAAAGCAATACACTTTATAGAAATGATAATTGAGAGGGATTACAATGTGTAACACGCCAGAAGACTTAGATTTAGAAGGTATAGATACAGTAGCAGTTGATATTGAAACATACGATCCTAATTTAAAATCAAAAGGGTTGGGTGCGATTAGAGGCGACGGCTTTGTTTGTGGTGTTGCAGTTGCAACTGACAAAGAGATTGCATACTTTCCATTGAGTCACGCAGATACAGAATTAACATTAGATAAAAAATTAAAAAT